CTGTTTAATATAAGTGTGTAATCATTGTTGAGACTTCTGTGATACACAAACCAATTTTGTGCGCTATCTGTTGCTTTGATTAAAATGCAACCTGGAACTGAACCAAGGTTGTGCGCCACAGTTCGACCAGCAGTCCCATCACCCGTGTACGTCACCACATCAAAAAATTTCGCCTGCTCACGGAATGTCCATGAGGCGTAGGTGCTGTTGTTAGTGTTTACATACGCCGCTGAAGTTATAGCAAACCCTGTGCTGTTGAGAGCAGACACATATGATGTTCCGGTGTCGGCAGCGGAGGTGCTGTTTGAAGACAATGCACTATTTACCCCTCTGGCAGAATCAACAAATATGTGATTATCAAAGCCAGATCGGCTTTTTATCCAAACCAACCCACCCTTACCCGCTAGATCAATTCCGTTGGTGATGGTCTGTGTCGAACCGTTGCCTGTGTACAGCCACGTTTGGAAAACGTCTTCAATAAAGTTGGCGTCAGACGAAACCTGAGAGGCACTTGAGGAAAACATCAAGGCTCCTTAAACGGTGTAATTCTTGCCAGAGTCTGAGCCGTACCAATTAGTACCGTCAGCCGTGAACACATACTTGTCCAGCCTCGATGCTGTGGCCGTGATTGTTGGCGCAGTGCCAGCAGGCCACTTCACAGCAGCAGGCCAAGTCACGGTGCGTGAGCCTGTACCGTCTTGTTTGAGCAGCAGCGTCAAGCCGCGACCAGCAGTAGCCGTGGGGAATGTGAATGTGCAATTGCCTGTCAGCGTCAGAATCTGCAACGACCCACCAGCCAAGTCAATCGTGTATGCCGTTCCAGTGTTGGCGGTGACCACCTCCTCGGTGTAACCGTTAGTGAACACACCCGCCTCAATCGTCTTGTTTGTCAGGGTCTGCGTGGCAGTCGTACCGACCACGCCTGTCAGGGTATTGTCAGCGTAGGCAATCGTTTTGTTTGTGAGCGTCTGCGTGCCTGCCAAGGTTACATCGCCGCCTGTACCTGTATCCTGCTTCGTAGCGATGGCCGTGGCAATGTTGTTGAACTCGGTGTCAATCTCAGTGCCTTTGACAATCTTCGCGGGGTTGCCCGATGAAAGATTGTCCTTGCTCGCAAAGTTGGTGCTTTTTGTATAATTTGACAAATCAATCTCCTTGTTTCAGATACGCAACTAGCATTTCCAAATCTTGCAAAGACGCCGCGCCTTTTATGCGGTTTGCTTTCCAAGAAATTATTTGAATGTTGTCGCGGGTGTAACCTTTTGTTGAGTCTACCCTGTCAATACTAGGGCTGCTATCTCTAAAGCCCGCGCCATTGAATTCAAGTTTTAACCCAAAAATTGGACAGCAGTTATCAGCAGGGTAGATGGCTTTTATGTCGTCTACATTGATGTCGTGTTCGCGGTCATTTAACCTGGCTCTTTGCTTTGACGCGTTTATCAGCATTTGCAAACGGTAGTCAAAATCTTTTCGGCGGTTACGCTGGTACTCCCTAGAATACTCAGCAAACTGATCTTTGTTTGCCTCACGGCGCTGCGCCTGGTATTCGACATCGCAAACGCGGCATCTGTATTGCAGACGGTCTTTGGCTTTGTTGTTTACGGAAAATTCAGACAACAGTTTTTCTTTGTTGCACCGATTGCAAGTTTTTGCTGTTGGAATTAACCGAAGCGCTCTCATGATAGCTTCCCGTTCTTGGCTAGAATTTCGATCTTTTGAATAGACAGTTGCGAGCCGTTAATGTCTGATTCATACCCAGTCTGAACAACTTTACCCGCACCGCTTGCAGATACCGTCAGCGTGTTGAGCGCGATGCCGTCAGAATACTGAGCAACTGGCGTCGCGTTCGCTCCATATTCAGCGATGCCGTACTCGGACACGCCTTGCGCCGGGATGGTGGCCGTGGCGCTCAAGTAGTTGGTCTTGAAGTCAAAACCCCACTTGAAGATAACAGGCTGGTTTGTCCCGCCAATCACCACCACCGAAATCTTCTTCAAGATTGATGTTCGGTTCACCTCACCCAAGTCGGCGTGGTTGGTGTAGTACTGGAAGCGGTAGCTCGACGTGTAGTCGGCGTAGCCGTTGTAATCCCCGATGTAACCGTTCTTGCCGATGTAGACGCTGCCATTGCGCAGTGCGTAGAGCGCGGTCGGTTGAATTGAGTCCCAAGTCGTTACCCTGGACGAGCCGTCTTGCAGCATGACCTTGGTGTCAAAGCAATAGACCGACTGGGTGACGGGCATGGTCAGAAGGTAGAAGCCCTCTCGCTCGGAATACACCGACTTGATGTTGGCCAGCGTCTGCAAACCAACATCTGTCATCAAGTCGTTACGGACGTTCTTGGACAAGTCACGCTCTGGGGCAGACTTCTCTTGGATCGTGCGCATCAACGAGCGCACGCCCGAGTTGGACAAGAAGATCACGTCCGAGCTGGTCGTCTGCACGCTGTCGCGGGCCAAGCAGCCGATACCGCCCACCGTGTCCGACAGAGACATCGTGGAGGGCGTCGTCGCGCCTTGGTAGACCAAAATCTGGCGCTTGCCGAAGATGAACAGAAAGCCGTTGTGCGCAGCCAAGCCCTGCACCTCATCAGCGCCGTTTGGCCACACTCTGGAAGTGTCCAGCGTGCCTGTGGTGCCTCCCGACCAAACGTGGCCTGCAATCAGGTCAGAGAAGGTCACAGTGACCTTGTCGGTGCTGGAGCTGGCCACCCACAGGCGACCGTAAGCAGACAGCGCGATGTTGGCGTTTGGCACTGTGCCGATGTAGCCTGACTTCTCGCTCACGCGGCGATAGGTCGTCGTGCTGACGGCGGGGTCGAAGATCAGTGGGTCGTGGCCTGTCTGGAAGAAGTAAGTGATGCCGTTAAGAGATACCACCGACCAGTTGCTGGCGGTGATGGTCGGGGCAGTACCCCCACCCCCGTAGGTCAGCTCTACAACGGCGTTGGATGTGCCCAGTTTGAACAACTTGTTGTTGCCCGCAAACAACACAGTCAGCGTGCCGTTAGACTGCACCAGCTCATGGATCACACCCACATCGTTAGCGCCAAGATCGCCGGATGATGAGTTGACCCGTGTCCAGCCCTTACGAGCGCCGATGCGACCGTACTGGTCGATCACGCAATTAGTCGCCACCAAAGCAAAGCCAGACGCAAGATCGAGAGGCGAGTCTTGCGTGTTCAGCCCAAAGAAACCTGGGGCTGAGATGCTGGCGGTTTGGATGGTTTGGCTCATATGGCTACAAACTCCTGCGCCTCTGGGTAGCGTGTGCCCTCCAGCGCAATGTAGTCGGCCAGCATCGAACGGTACAGTTGGAACGCCTCGGACGAGTTCAAACCGCCGTCCTCGCCGCGCTCAACCAAGGCGCGAGAGTAAGCGTTTTGCACGACCAACACGTCTGGCACCTTGACCAGCGTGCTGTCGGACGACAGCGTGGCTTGAGGCACAGTCAGTGAGAAGGGCAGGACGTAGACGTTATCTGGACGTGCGTACAGCAGCACCTTGGTGTCGCCGTTGCCGTCCACGCCATCGAAGGAATAGTATTCTGGGATGCCGCTGATTGCGGGCACCAAGTTCTGGAAGCGGTTCATCTCCACAAAACTGATGTTGCGCATTCCGACATTTGATGTGACGTTGATCACATCCATGACCTGAAACTTCTGGCCAGCACCCGTCAAAGAGTATATGTAAGTGCCCGCAGTCGTAGTGATGGTGACTGTCTGGCCCAGCACGTTCCATGCGTAGGCGTCCTCAATCTGACGTTTGGCATCGTTGACAAACTTGCCGATCAGACTGGAATACGATGTCTCGTTGACTGTGGAGACTTGTTCCTCGCGCAAGCGCACCAGAACATCATTGACAAGTTCGAGGTAGGTCATTGGCGTGTCAATCCGATTTGTTCAAAGGTTGCGATGATTGCAAACGCGCTGGTGGACTCTGGCGTGACGCGCAGTTGGTCGCCTTCTTCAAAAACGATATAGGCGTTGCTAAACTGCGTGTACGCTTTTGAGGAGTAGGGCACTTCCGTCAAGATGTCAATGGAAGCTGCTGCACTGGCGTCATACCATTGCACCGTAAGATTTTTAGTGTTTCCACCAGTGTTGTGGACGTACAACAGATTGAAAAGCGCGTAGTAACCCGTCGGCACGGTGTAGACCGTGGTGGTCGTCCCAGCAGTGGGGTTGATGCCGACGGATATGGGTCTCATTTCTTGTTCCTGGCTGAGATCGCTTTGGCTTTCGCCTTAGCGTCCTCTTTGGACGATGCGCCCCAAGCCTTCAGAGACAAGAGTAGCCGGGTCGGCTTTCCGTCTTTCATTTCAGGCCCGGGCATATTGCCCATGCGTGCTAAGAAGGAGGCCCTACGAGGGTTGTCGCCCGACTTCACGGGAGCTTTGAGATCGCCCCCGGTTGACGCATTATAAGACGCCCGACCCTTGGCGTTC